GTGATTGTGTTTTTGTATGTTTCTCTGAAGATGGTTCAGTAAAGTCTATTTCAGGACAACTCTGAATATACCTACTCACTTCTGATAGTAGTGGTGTGAATACAAAGTAGAAGTTGTCTGGATTATTATTTATCTCTTGTATTACTTCGTTAGTCTTGCCGTAAGACATCGGTGCATCATATACTAATATCTTTTTCTTGTGGTCAAACAATCCCATCCATATCTCCCATATAATAAAAGAGGACAAAGCCCTCTCGGTTAAACTGATTTAGGTCTCTTGTTGTAGAGGTCAACACCTGACTTGAAGTATTGTATGATTGTCTTACGTTCTAGTTCCAGTGCCTCACCTTCTAAAAGATTTTCAGCGACCTTTCTAACCTCCACACTCCCACCACTTAATACAGCTGCGTTCAATTTCTTAGATGAAGATCTTCCGCTTGATACATGCAGGAGTCTATTTCCCTTCCCCTTTCCGACATACTTTATCTCCCCGTCCACTAATGCCTCATACACATAGTAACCTCTGAGGTCTTCGTAAAGGATGTGGAACAGTGTAGTGATCGCAGGGCTTATCATGATCTTAGTGAGTTCACTATAATCTATTTCATGATACTCGAATACCGATTTGAACCGTTCCTCGTCTATCAGATCTTCTACCAAGTTCATACCGACAGCAACCCCCTGTGTAAAAGCAAGAGCCTGCTGTAATTTTGTGGCACTACTCGCATCGCTATAATCCCACCTCCGGTTACAAAGATCTTCCCCATTAGGGTACGAGGCAATTATTGGATAAATTGCTTCAGAGTAAGTCGTTGGTGAGTGCCCCTCATCTTCAAAACACTCCTCATAATCTTCATAAACTCGTTCTACAATCTCTAATGCCTTGCTTTTCATGGAACCTCCTATACAAGAAAAGGGAGCCGTATGCTCCCGTCAAGATCATCCTAACACTCTCTATCCATCCAAGTCAACCCCCAGCCCAAAAGTCCCACACACCATTCTCTTGAGCCTCAATATCCGTCAAAACCATCTTATTCCCAAATGCTTGCATTGTATCCCCCATCGGCATATTCCATGTGCGTTCGCTGATCCAACTCTTACCCACTTCTCTGATGACGATTGTACCGAAGCACTCTTCCAGCTCATACACTGTGTTTGGTTTTAGCATGGATTGATCTTTCATACACACGCCAACGAAGATGTCTGGCTTACACTCCTCATCACCGGGTTGTGATGGACGTGTTACGAATCGTGCTATTGAGTTCATCTCATCAACCCTCCAATAATCTCACCAATACTATCATCATCCAAACCCTCCCACTCACACCACTGATCTTCCGTGATCAGCTTGGATAGATAGAATTGTTCAAGAACATCCTTGTTTGAACACAGTGGTTTGTATTCACCTAGTTTGTGGTGCTGCCTGTATGCTCTAGCTATCTCTGTTTGAATGTTGTTCACCAACCTTTCTCCCAAGTTCTGCAATAATCTTACGACATTCCATCACTTCACAGTATAGTAGAGCAGCAATCTCAATCCCACCATTGTCACAAAACTGATCGTAAGCAACATCTCCACCAAAAGCAGCCTCCGAGATTATGTATTTAAAGTTATTAAGCGTTCTTTCTGAAAGACCATTTGGCGCAAGCATCTTGTAGTCTTCTAGGTGGACAATATCCTCTTTAATGTTCTGCACAATACGTAGTTCTATGCTCATTTGCCACCCTCTTGCATATGTTCCTTCATCCAATCCAGCCACACTTGTGACCAAACACCTGTCACCGTAGGCATCTGTTCATAGAAAGCCTTTTCCAGCTTGTCTGCACCAAGAATCTCTTTCAGTTCTGCCGGTGATATATCTAGTGTGATTTTCATACTACATTCTCCTCATCTTCTATATCGTAGAAGTACTTAACTCTCAATTTTCCGTGAATACCAACCTCAAACTCTCTCCAGACAACACAGTCTAGGTCATCATCTACATTCCCAGTCGCATCAGGAAACAGTTCCCAAAGCATCCCAATTTGCTTTAGCGTTCCGTATTCCTGCAAAGACAATTCACCAAGTTGTTTCATTCAATATCCCCCACAAACACACTCGTTCTCATTCCATGCCTCGCATATACATACACGACCGATTATCTCCAGTGTGTCCGGATCAACACTATAACCAACACTGTGACCAGCCTGTTGCATGACAAGGATCGGTCTAGCACAAGCATAATCATATTCGTGATAATGAATGTAAGCATTGATCTTCATATTCCTAGCCACACAATTTAGACAGAGGTGTTCTTCGTTCTTGTCTGGCAAGATTGGTGCAGGCTCTTTGATGATAACAGAACACTGGTCACAGATGATAGCACCATTACCGTTGTTGTATTTATAGGCCATTACAGTTCCTCCAAATAACCTCGTTCAAACAATCCATCCAGCATATCGGATACGTCTGTAACCAATGTGCCCAAATCTGCCCTGTAAAGGATACCATCGTAGCCAATCACATCCCCATAGAATCTCACCTGAGCATTCGGCAACCATTCTTCGTAAGATGTTTTGCCCGGATTCACCTTGCTCAACAATGATGACAATGTGTTGTCTGACAGCGTGTTCGTATCAATCTCCACCATATCAAATCGAGAACTACACATCTTCTTGTTGGTGAGAGCATTGTAGAAAGCATCTCCTGTCAGGATGGTTGCTTGCCACTCATTGTCCAGATCCACCAGCATGGAATCAGACGAAGCAACACGAACACGTTTAGCCTCGACAGTGTAAGCTGATTCAATATCAGATACGATGATCAACACTTTCTTCATGTGCGTCTCCAAAGTAAGTCAAACAGATATGGACAGGATGTGTAGTCAATACGTTTGTGCTGATACATCTTGTCATGCTTTGTCTCATCAATATTCCATACACGTTGGTAGCGAAAACCATCTCCAATACATGTGATAGTGTACGTCATCTTGTCTGGATTGAACGTGTAGCTACGATGTGTTGGTTCAGTGGATGCCCAGACACGTCCCCATTTATGCTCGCTAATTTGTTTAGTGCTGATCATGTGTGTCCTCCTCAATCTCTTGTGCCCAATGTACTAATACGAAATCAAGAATACAATCTTCTGGCGTAATGTCAATAGGATCAACTCCAGCAGACCATTGTGCTGATGACCAATAATTCCAGTAGTAGTCTAGAATGTCTTTCTCTGTCAGGATTTCCTCAACACCGTTGTTACCATCAAATCCTGTTACAATGTAACGTTTCAATTATTTCTCCTCAAGTTTGTTAGCTATGGTGCTCAACACACGATCAGTGCCAATGTCGTAGTAGTGTGCATCCATCTCAATGCCGATGAACTTACGGTCAAGATTAACACAAGCAACACCAGTTGTGAATGATCCTGATGTGAAGTCTAATACAGTTTCACCTTCGTTGGTGTAGGTGCGGATCAGGTATTCCATCAACTCAACAGGCTTTTGAGTCGGGTGGATTGTACCTCGCTCAACTACTCCAAACTTTAACACCTGTTTGGGGTATCTGAATCCAGTGTTGTCATTCCTAAAGTTTGTATAGCTCCCATAGTTATCTGTCATGCTTGTACTAGCAGCATGATTCTTACCAGCTTTATCCTTGTACGGGGATCCCTCAGTCATCTGAGGATTGTATGTACATTGCTTTCTGTAGAATACAAGGATGTCTTCCTTGTCACGCATTGGCTGCTTCTTTGCATTAAGATGACCAGTCCCTTTAGGTTTCATCCAAACCCAGTCGTACTTGAATTGTTTGATGTTACTGGCAACTAACACTGATGTGAATGGTTGTGCTGCGTGGAGTACAATGGCGGCATTTGGTTTACACACTCTACTAATCTCTGACCACATACAATCTAGGTCAATCACTGAATCCCACTTATTCTGAGTTGTACCGAAAGGAGGATCAGTCAGAACCATATCCACACTACCATCAGGGATCTCTTTCATCCGTTCAAGGCAGTCACCCTTCATAAACCAAAGCGAATCTGTTTTGTAATCTTCTTGCATAAGTGTCTCCTTAAATGTCTTGTTCAGATACTAGGCAATCATAGCACACGAGATGTCGGTGTCAATACTCCAGACAAAGAAAAACCCCAAGCATTTCTGCTCAGGGTTCATCGTCTCAGCCATTCCTTGCTCTGTAATCTTCGTACCAACCTTTCACCACATCATCTTGTGGGAAGTGCTGGCTAGTGTATGTCCAAGCATCATCCTCAATGAACACTTCTGGATAGACGCTGGAATGATCCCATAGATCAGGATAACGCTCACACATCGTCTGCATATACCTCACTGAGAGGTCGTATATGTGGTCGCTGATCCATTGTTGACCTGTGTTGTACGCATACGCTGCTGCTAACAGGAAACGCTGGTCATTCTCTATGTCAGCTAGGGTCATACTTATTACACACGTTGTCTTCAATAAGTTGTCTGTGCTGAATCCATCCTTTGAAGTTCCCTGACCAAAGATTACCTGAAGAGTCTTGATGAGTGACGCCTTCAGTACTATTCCAATCATCCCAATAAAGTCCGTCAATGTCATTACTGACAGGCGTTGCTTGGTGCTCGAACGGAGAAGCATGAACAGGTTTAGACTTAACCAACTTATCGTAGATGTCTAGCGCCTTGTCCAAGCTATCATCCAACACGCGGTAACTAACCTGAGCACAACAAGATGCTGAAACTTTCAAGGCAACTTCAAGAGTGTTACCAACATCATCCAGAGATTCTGACTTCTCTGTCCAATACCCTGATTCATAATAAGGTGTGTGCCAATCATTTGCAGAAAGCAATACTGGTGCAGATTCTTGCATTGCTTTGTACATACAATCAGCAAGCTCCTTGATTTCAGGTTGTGCATCTTTGTGACAACGCAGCCAGAAGAAGTTGTCAAACTCTGTGGATGTCAGCACTGTTTTCATCATCTGGAATGGCTCTAGTAGGCGATTGACAATCTGCTTATGATAGCCCGCATCAGCAAATCGCTCAGCCATATCAGCAGCTTTGTGGGCACTGACCATCCAAGCAACCTTGGCTGCATGACTTGATTGCTCATCAATCTTAACCAGAGTAGTGCATTCGTTTTCAGCTTGCATTCCTTGTTGATTGGCTCCCCAATGGATAGGCGTGGCTGGGTTGTTCCTTACCTGTTCAACCATCTTCTTGATCGGGACAGCGCGACTACTCATAGCATTACGGCTGCACAATCTATGGGTCATAAGTTCGCTATGGATGAATCGCGGATACTCCAACTCAAACGTAGTAATGCGCTTATTACTCTCACTCACACTGTCTGCAACAATTCGAGCAACAATTCCACCCTTGCCTTCAACAACACTTTTGCACATATTCTCTCCTAAATAATTTCTACTGAATTGCTAGAAAGATCATACTAGCAATCAACGCAATAGGCAAGGCCCATACATTCATCCCCACTGTAGCCAATGTCCTGAACGCACTCTCCATTGAGACACTCTTATTTGTAGATCGTTCAACAACACGCTTGTATGCGTCAGGATTGTTCTGCTTCATCTGACCATGAATGAATCCATCCTTGATGAGCATGTTAAGAATGAATTGCCACATGATGTTAGTCACAGCATAGGTGAGCCATATACCCGTCATTCATCACCTCGCATCAACTGGAAGTGTGGGCCATCTTTGAAAGATTCCCAATCACCGCCCCATACAACCTCATACCCTAGCTCATCAGCAGCCTGCTTGAACGCTTTGGCAATCTTTTCGTAATACTCCCACTCCCAGCTAATCTTGCCACCAACATAAGCAGCAACATCCACAGCTCGTCCGTAATCATCACCAAAGCGAGGGATATGGTAGCTCTTGTATGTCTGACTCTTACCTTGCTCAACAAGCTCTCGCTGACGAGCATTTGTACGCAACCCCTCTGTCACAGCAAAGTCCACCTCAGACAGCTCTAGTGCACGGTAGGTGATACGGATCAGCTCAGGATGCACTCCGTACAGATTGTTCAGAGAACGTCTTGAAAAGACGAATCCACTCTTAGTTGTCATTATTAATCTCCTTCAAGAATTGCTCAAACTCTGGCTCAGTGCTGTAGTAGCGAATCACCTCAAGCAAGGCTTCGTCAAAAGCGTCTGGATCAAAACCAACCTCACGCCGTAGCCAATAGGTCTCTTGTAGATTATCTCGCACAAGAACGTCGATCACATCTGTATCAGATAGATCACGATAATTATCAATGTTACGAATTGGGCCAAGAATCATATCAATGCACCTTCATAAATTCAAAGTTAATGTTGTCAGATTCCATATCAGCAATGACTTCTGCTTGCATTGCATCAAGGAACTCAATCACACTGTCTAGGTTATGCGTGGACGTATCTAGCAAAGAATACATCTCACCAAGACTCAGTTCAAGTTTTCCCTGTGATGCCAATCGCACATCATCACGCATGACATCTAACACGTTACGAATTTTGTTCAATTCTGTCAGAGGGTCTTTATGTGGCAAGAAACTCTGGATGATTTCTGTTGTTGATTTAGTTTTCATCGTTATCCTCCTTGGGTTGCTGGCGAAGTTGGTTGGCGTAGTCTTGCATCCACTTAACCAGCTCAGCTCATTTGTAGTGGCTCGCTGTCATACCTTTCTCATAGAGCATGTTTGATAGCATCTGCTCAATCACTTCGGCATCATGGGCGGCGAGTGACGTATCCACATCTTCCTCTAGTTCTTTAATTCGTTTATCTTTGTTCATAACAAGTTCCTCCAATTCAAATGTATGCCCAATACAAAGCCTTACCCAACTTCTCACCGCACTCTGCATCAATGTAATCGTAGCCATTATAACTCTTGCTGTAGCCATTACGCAAGCCTTTTCTGATCACAAGGTCTGACGTAAATACCCAGACAATAGTCTCAGGTGGCTCAAGTTTACTATCACAACGATTCCATTTCAAGGATAAGATTTCATCTTTATAGTTCATCACAATGGTGTTCCTTCAAAATAAGCCATCTGAATCTTGTATTCAGGACAGCTATCACCCATCTCAAAGTGTACGCCATCGAACACTGCCTTAACAGGTCTACCGAAATTATCGTAGCCAGAGAATTCAGGTAGTGTTACGTACACTCCCATTGCTTGCATCTGTCTCAAGATCAGCATCAACCGAGACTGAAAGTGTTTCTGAACACTACGGTCAGAGAAGTCTTGACCAGAGAACTCGTACAAGGTGTCTGCAAGAGCTTTTACACGTTTTTTCATGTCACCCATCCGAACGTACCTCCTCGTCTGTAAAACGGCTCAGAAGCTCTTCTAGGTAGCTTCTCGTCTGCATTGCTTGATGCAATCTGTCTACACGCTCTTGTAGCAAGAGATTCTTTCGTTTTAGATCACTGATAACAACATCACGTTCCTGTAATTCTTTCTCAAGCTTCAGCAGAGATGTCTTGGCTGCTTTCAGCTCGTATTGCATGTGTTCGATCATGCCTATCTGTACCTCCTGATTGCATTGTTAGTTTGTGTGTTTGTCTGTGTGTGTTTTCATAATTTACTCTTGTCAGGATGTATTGTCAATACCTTGTGTTCAAATACTTTGGTGCCTAGCACCAGATCACTGAACACAAGAGTGACAGGAATCCTAGCACGATTGATCACAGGAAAGCAAGGGTATGATGATCACAAATAATCTTAAAGAATCTTTGAAAAGGGTATTGACAATGGTATAGCAGGTTTGGTACGCTACCGCTTGCGGTGTCCAGACAAGATTATCTAGACTAAATATCTAGACTAGACTTCTTAACAAGATATCTTAGCTAGTATAAATACTAATATAATAATACTTATTACTTATATATTATCTTAACTAGATATCTAGACTAGACTCTAGGCTAAACATCTAGACCAGAATTCTAGACAAGATCTCTAGTCAAGACATCCAGCCTAGAACTCTAGTCTAAACATCCTAACAAGATCTCTAGCAAAGAATCTTAGCAATGAATCTTAGCAATGAATCTTAGCAATGAATCTTAGTAAGATTACACAAATATACTGTGATTACTATTGACATCGTTTCCTGACTAGCGTATAAATCATACTATGTGTTGTGTGAGTGTGTGTGTGATCTAGACATCTGGTGTGGGATGTCTAGGCAAGATGTTTAGCCTGTGTGTCTGGCTAGGATATTTAAACAAAATAAATAGGGAGACATTCCCGTGTAAAAGTATTGGAGAAATGATTTATGTATTGTAAAGCATGTAATAACTACGTTGGGTATAAGCGAAAGAAACCTGCTACGACATTCACAACGGTAGATTCAGTTACGAAGGAATCAGTGATCGAAGGATTCCCGAAGAAAGAGGAAGAGGATCTCTGTAACACATGTCTACGAAGTATTCGTGATATGAACTCTGATCTGTCAAATGTGGCTGGGCATCTATTCTTCGATATGGCCCCTTCGTATATCCTGACCGAGAATTATCAGGACAAGTTTGAGACAGAGTTATCTGAAGCGACTCTGGACACGACATTCCGGTACGTAGAGGATGTTTATAATGGTTACAAGTAGTTATTGTAAGTGTTATTGCTATTGACATACATAAACTATATCTCTACTATAGTATCACTGAGGCGGGGAACGTTTCAAAAGATCCCAATGACCAGAATGATTCGCTACCGTTCTGGTCTCTATCTTGGGGCCGTATCCCTGAGCATGGATTCAAAAGGCTCAACTAATTCAAATACACACTAAGCCTCTGAACACATCATCCCTAGTGTTCATAAACGATTGCAGAGAATTGATACAGCGAAACAATCAGCTCAAATCAGTGTGTTAATTAAGTATCTCCGTGCCGATATGGGTTAAGTCGGATTGTCTTGTTTGTGTAGGGACTTACAGGATGATGCTCCAGCTCAATTCCATGTGTGCTTACATTTAATTAGCTCACAGGTCTAGGAGACAACAGCTCCGCAAGGATAACGCCAGATAAGGATTGTGAGTGCACAGTCGGCTGCTGGCACTCTCTGCGAGTAAGTCAGTTGGTAGACACCCCGGCTTGGAACTGGGACGCCGCAGGTTCGAGTCCTGCCTCGCAGACCAACATCGCGGACGTGACGGAATTGGAATACGTATCAGTCTTAGAAACTGAGTTTTAAGGGTTCGAGTCCCTTCGTCCGCACCATTCTTCAAAGACATTATCAGGGAATCTCTCTTGTGTGGCAATGCTCCAGTGCTACGGCTTAGGTGGAACGCACTGTAGAAGCGATAGTGGTAGGTGGAGTGCTGCTGATATTATTCCTCCGATATCTTCAGCACATCAACTTGAGAGATTCCACTAATAGTGTTTTATAACATTCCCTCCAACGCACATCCTCCTGTGCAATCATTAATAACAAGCATACATTTCCTCCTACAAGCCTGTTTCGGATGTTCACCAGAGAATGTCCAGCAGGCTTTCTTTTTTAAGGATTAACGAATAATGAGTAAACAAAAGAATCATATTTATCCAGAAGAACTCCCTGATAACATCACCATGCAAGAGATGGATGTAGGCAAGCAAATGGGCTTGGCTAAGGATGTAATCAGCAAGTTTGTATTCTGGCAAGGTGAACAATGGTGGCAAGCACGAATGCCGCCTACAGACAAGTATCCAGAATATCCTGACGGACGTATCTATTTCACAAAGAATGCGCGAGATCCCAAGGTGCTGAATTTTGCCGTGGATCAGGTGAATGGTAAGGCGCGTGGGAATTTGAAATGGACAGACGGTGAAGGAGGCAACCCGGCGGGGAGGCCGCGTGGAATTTCTAACAAAATAACTGTCAAGAGTGTTTGTGATGCGATGGGTGCAAATCCCGTGGAAATGCTCAGTGCGGTTTTGATGTCGGACGTTGGAACACTACGTAAGTATGGTGTGAAGAATCCTAAAGAGATTACACTAGCTCAGAAGCTATCTATTGCCAAATATCTGTCTGATAAATTGGTTCCAAACTTGAAACCTGTTGAGATTGGCTCTGATGGTGATTGGGAGCCTAATAAGCTAGAAGGCCACGACACCAACGATAACACACCCCAGATTCAGGTGTATATTCCCGGTAAACCTGAACGTGCAGTTTCATTCGCTGCATCTGAGGCCGATATAAAAGAGATTGAATCCAAAGGTGTTGATCGCTATTTGGAAGAAAATGAGGTTGTTGACACAGAGAAGGATGATGATTTACTCGTATGGTCTGTTGACAAGCAACATCAACAATAGTATCTTCAAGGTTTACATTTATAACTTGGAGAGTATATGAAAGAGTTCTATGTTTACGAATACCGCAATCCAGTCACAAAGGTTCCATTTTATGTGGGCAAGGGTTCTGGAAGGCGTTACTTGCAACATCTCACTAGTACACACAATACAGACTTGACTGAAGAAATTGAAAAGTTAAAATCGGCGGGTTTGGTGCCAGATATAGAAAAGGTGTTCTTCACAAGCAACGAAGAAGTCGCACTAAATGTTGAGGAACACCTTGTCAAGTCTTACGGAATCAGGCGTAAAGGTGGACTTCTTTGTAATTACCTTGACAAGTGTTTTTCTGCAAACACTTTAGAAATCCCAGAGGAAGTCTACGATATACTCGGCACAATGCCGGATAGGGTTGTTGGGGAACTGACCGGTATTAATTGGAGCACGCTTCGTACGAAGCGTATAAACAGAGGCATACCGAGTTTTCGGCAGCAATTCAAAGGTAAGGCAGAGTTAGGTGAGTATTTCAAGAAGTATGTAGGCGAGCAGGTTACACTGTTTAATACAAATGGTGATATCATCAATGATGACATTTATAATGTTGCCGAAAAGCTAGAGGTCTCTGTAGCAAGTATAAAGACCTTGTTTAAGGGAGGCACGAAGCAGTTGAAAGGTTGGTACACTGACAGACCTGTTGGCAAAGTCCACACAGACACTGTTAGGGAAGTGATAAGTCCTAGCGGAAACATTTACTCTTTGACGTATCCAAATTTTGCTGCATTGACCAATAATTCTATTAGTTCATCGTCTAACTTTTTCAGAGGCCTTTGCAAATCATTAAAAGGTTGGTATTTGAACACAAGCGAAGGACTAGCTGCTCGTGAAAAGGCTAGGAAACGCTACATCATCTACAAATGGTTGAACAAGGTGACTGGTGAGGTATTTGAAGGCAGGGCTATAGACCTTGAACGTACTTTTGGGCTTACGTCAGGCAACGTACACTCCGCCCTTAATAAGGGTTGTGCTTGCAATGGATGGTATGTAGAAAAAGTTATAGATGACTCAAGGGTATATTGTGAGGATTAATACATGAGTGAGCTAGAGTTAAAAGGCATTACTCACAGTAAGGCTAGGAAAAGGATTGTCGAGGAAATCAACTCTATTGATGTATCCGAGTTTGATCCTACGCCTTGGACGAGTGAGCATATCATAAGACCATTACCGGGGGCGCAAGAGTCGTTCTTAACTACAACAGCACAAGTAGCATTTTATGGAGGTGAATTTTGCGCCTCCCTTTCTCAGCGATGAGAATGTAGAAAACCCATCTAATTCAGGGGAACTCTCATTGAGACAATCCTGAGCGAAGCCTTCTAAAAGAAGGAACGTGCAACGATCAGTCGAAAGACGTAGGCTCAAGCGAGTCGAAACGGTGGGCATCTCAAGTAGATGAAGATATGATCTGGGCTACATAGTGATATGTAGGAGTTCATAAGAGAACCGGCAGAGTAGTAGCGCACTCTGTTGAACACATGTAGGCTGCTGGTTCAGGTAAATCGGAAGGTTTGGTTCTTGATCAACTATCAAGAATACACGACCCCAACTTTGAGTCAGTTACATTCCGAAGAAACACCAAGTCGTTAAAAGGCGCTGGTGGTATTTTCAACAAGGCTGGTAAAGTTTATAAGAAGCTAGGTGCAATTCAGAAGATTAACGAACTGATGTATGTGTGGCCTTCGGGTGCAACATCGCGCTATCGTCACCTAGAACACAATGAACGGACAGCGGAAGATGACCATCAGGGTCTTGAATACTCAGCCATAGACAGATGTGGCACTAAGCAGTGATGTTTAGTTAAAAACCCTGTGAAATACTGGAAAGCTAAGGCGTAAGCTATGCCAATCGGTAGGGATGTTCTTAACAGAATGGCCCCTAGAGACTATCCCGAAAGGGAGTACGCACCAAGTGGTGTGGAAGCGCAGGGCAACTCAAGTAGTTGATGAGATAGTCCGATCTTGCACGAAAGTGTAAGCTGCAAGTAATGTTGCGGGATAGACCTAACGAGTCTATTTGAACCATTGATATTTTGACGAACTTGGTCGCTTCAACAGAGAGGCATTCTTTTACATGCTCTCTCGTATGCGTTCAAATGCAGAAGAACAATCAGTCTGTAGAGCAACATGTAACCCGGAGCCAAAGGAAGCTGAGGGTGGTTGGTTACACGAGTTCTTGAAAGGGTTTTACCTAGATGATTACGGATATCCTATTCCTGAAAACTCCGGCAAAATTCGCTGGTTTATATCTGATGAAGACGGTCATCTGGCTTGGGGCGATTCAAGGGAAGAATTACAAGCGAAATATGGCCTAGATTGTGATCCAATGAGTTTTACATTCATCGCAGCGAATATCAAAGACAATCCCGTCTTGTGTAAAAATCAGCCCTCATACATAACTGCACTGAAGAACCTCGGACGTGTTGAAAGGGAGAGACTTTTGTACGGCTGCTGGGATGTATCCCCACAAGGCTCTGGTTACTTTAAACGTGAATGGGTAGACTTCGTAGAGCACAAAGATGTACCAAAAATGAAAAAGGTAATCCGTGCATATGACTTGGCGGCTTCTATTAAGTCAGAAATTAATAGTGACCCTGACTCAACGGCTTGTGTAAAGATAGGTATTGGCGAAGATGGTTATATTTACGTACTAAATGCAAAAGAGATTCTTGCAAGACCTGCTGGTGTGGCAAAGTTGATCCAAGACACTGCTGAGTATGATGGAAGGAACGTGCCAATTAGCCTTCCCCAAGATGCTGCCGCTGGCGGACTCATCCAGTTTGAACATTATGCCAAACCTTTAATCTTGGCTGGCTATAAGGTCAAACGTTCCAAGACAAGGAAGGGTAAACTTGAACGATTCTCTGGTTTCTCCAACGCTGCTGAGAATGGTATGGTACGTATCGTGAAAGGCGACTGGAATGATAAATACATATCGCAGCTTGAGAACTTTGATCCAGAGAGACGCAGACAGCACGACGATTTCGTCGATTCCACGTCCGATGCTTACAACTGGCTAATCTCCGGCAAAAAACTCCCCGAAAAATTCAAAATCCCATCCCTAACCAAAATGAACGAGTTTGCAAGCAGAATGTTCTAGCCAAAACAATCCACTTGACACTTTAAACTAAATAGTGTCAAACTATTGACACGTACATATCATATCTCTACTATGTAATCAATCGAACGGGGCGGCTTATTCGCCCCAACTTATTTCGGAGGAAACAATGGCAGATAAACGAGCCACAATTCCTCGTGAAATTGGACGAACCGGACTGCGTTACACCACAAAGAATCTTGTCGATGATGAATTAGCACCAGAACTACGCTGGCCTCATTCATTAACAACATTCGACAAGATGAAGTCTGACCCATTGGTTTCCGGCTCCCTTATGATGATCAAGCAATACATTCGTAAGGTGGAATGGGACATTGAGCCTGTTGGTGGTGTCAACGCTTCTGATGAAGATAAAGCTACAGCCGAGATTATCCGTGATGCACTGTTCATGCGAATGGCACGGTCATGGGATCAGGTGGTGGCTGATATATTATCTTTCATTGAATACGGTTTCTCTTTTCACGAACCAACTTACAAAGTGTATAAAGGGAATTTCATCTGGAAAGATTTTCCTTCCCGATCACAGAAAACAATCTCTGGCTTTAAGTTTGATGAGCGTGGTAATCTTGACCAAATCAAACAGTGTCCAGCTAATCTAGCAGGGTTCGCTCCTAAAGCTACAACCGAGATTGAGATTCCTTATTCACGACTCCTCCATTTCCGCACTGACTCTGAACGAAACAATCCTCTCGGACGTTCTATTCTAAAGAATGCTTACTACGCTTGGGACAAGAAAACCAAGCTAGAGTATTATGAAGCAGTTGGTATTGAGCGTGAAATGAATGGTCTGCCTGTATTCCGTATCCCAATGGAATACTTCATGGCTGATCCTCAAGAAGATCCAGATCGCTACAAAGTGTTCCAAGACTTCATTCGTATTGGTACTAATGTGCGTAATAATGAACAGGCTTGCTTGTTCTTGCCAAGTGATACGGACGAGACGTCTAACAAAGAGTTGTTCAACTTCGATCTAGTAGCCAGTCGTGGTACACGTTCTATTGACACATCTAAAGTGATTGAGCGTTACGACTATCGTATTGCACAGAGTATGTTGTCAGACTTCATTCTGATGGGGTCATCATCTAGTGGTTCGTTTGCATTGTCCGATAACAAGATTGGCACATTCATTCAGACCCTAGAGGCTTATCTGGAAATCATTGCTGAACAGTTTAACCGTAAGGCTATCCCGACATTGTACCGAATGAATGGCTGGGATGATACACAGACATGTAAGCTGGTTCATAAGCCAATCGGTGCAGCTAGTCTGGCTGATCTTGGTGGGTACTTGCAAAATATTTCCAGTTATATTGTTGCTGACGCCTCACTAGAGAACGCACTACGCAAACGTGCTGATCTACCAGAGCGTGACGACAGCAGCACATTCTTGGATACCCCTGTCAATGTCCATCAGGCAATATCTCAACGAATCGGTATGACCAAGAACGCTGACAAGGAAGCTGCTACAGCATCCCCAGACGAGCTTGCTGAGCAAGATGATGCGATGGTGGACAACCTGATGAAAGCTCTTGACGGAAACTACCAAGGAGAAGCGTAATGATTGATAAAGACAATATGATTAAAGCCTTCTCCGAATTCCTTGAGAAACACTTTGGTGAGACACAAGCTGAAGTAGAGCCAACGATTGAAGTGGCTAAGGCAGTGGATGTAGAGAAGCGGCAAGCATTGTTTGTGGCACTAATGGCCCACAAGGATGAAACCAGCTTCGATCTACATGGTGATACATACGATGCAGAAGAAGTTGAGAAGGCATGTCACTCTTATAACACATCTTGCATGAAAACTAATCTGGGCCACGTTGTCATGGTGGATGATAACGTCTGCTCTGTCATCGAAAGCTATATTGCTCCGGTTGATATGCAGATTGGTGATCAATATGTCACTAAAGGGTCTTGGCTACAAGTGTGGCAGTTTGCTGATGATGACCTTTGGCAAGGTGTTAAAGCGGGTGAATGGTCAGGAATCAGTATTGGCTGCATGGCTGAAGTAGAGGAAATCGAATGAAAGCTAAGAAGCGACTAAAGAATTTTGATTTCTCTGGACAGAATGCACACATGGCTTTGGTACATGAAGATCAGGGTGGGCCAGCCAACGGCATCAAAACACTCATCACTAAAGCTGTTGACATTGATGCGATGACAGATGTCCAGAAGGAATCACTAAAGCAGATCATTAAGTCTGCAAATGGATTTAGCGAGGAAGAAGCTCAGGCTTATATTGAGCAGCTTTCGGCTAAAGATGCTGGCGGGGAATCTCCTGTTAGCGATATTGAGAAAGGCAATGTTGCCGACAAAACACTCCCCGATAATCAGGAGAATACAATGAGCGAAATGATTGAAAAGAGTGCTGTTGAGGCTCTTATTCAAAAAGCTCTCGAAGAAAAGCAAGCTGAGATCGAAAAGGCTGTAGCTGAGAAAGAGAGCAAGATTGAAGAGCTGACCAAATCCCTGCAAGCATTTGAGGCCGAAAAAGCTGAAGCCAAGAAAGCTGA